GAATTTAGAAACCTTCCTGTTGAAGAGATTGCATCACCAAGAGGTTGTAATAACCTTGCACAATATTCAGATGCAACCAACATTTACAGTAAGGGTACACCCATACACGTTCGGGGTGCATTACTATACAACCACTTACTCAAGAAGAAGAACGTCCACAAACGATACGAGAACGTAAAGAATAGTGATAAGATACACTTCACTTATCTTACAGTTCCAAATCCAATCAATGAGAACGTCATATCGTTTATCAATGTTCTTCCAAAAGAATTTGAATTGAATGGATATGTTGACTATGACTTACAATTTGATAAGGCTTTCATTGAACCCCTTAAAAATATCATTACTTTGATTGGTTGGAATGTAGAACCAGTCGCAAGTTTGGATAGTTTTTTTGGATAAATAGTTGTATGACAATAGAACAAGCCCTAGTACTGTTGGTCATTGTAGTAACAATTTGGGCATTACCGAGATAATGGCATATAGCAAAGAAGTAGTAGATAGATTTGAATCTGTTCTCAAAAATCCCGAAAAACATTCCGTTGGTCGTTTCGACCCTAATGACCCAAACGTGGCAACTGGAATGGTGGGTGCGCCTGCTTGTGGTGATGTCATGAAACTAGACCTCAAAATGAACGGAGACACTATAGAAGATGTCAAATTCAAAACTTATGGATGTGGTTCTGCTATCGCATCATCAACAATGTTTGTCGAAATGCTTAGAGGTAAAACGATTGAACAAGCAAAACAGATTAAAGATAAGGAGATTGCAACAGCTCTTGATTTGCCTCCAATCAAACTCCATTGTTCCGTCCTCGCAGAAGAAGGAATAAAAAAGGCAGTAGAGAACTGGGAAGAAAAAACTGCGTATAGAAAACACAACCAGTATAAATAAACATATGGCAACTAAATTTAAACAAGCAGAATTTCATGTATCAATCGTAAAAATAGTCGATGGAGATACAGTTGATGTGGATATAGATTTAGGATTCTCTACAGTTCTTAAAAAACAGAGAGTTCGCCTCATGGGAATCGACACTCCCGAATCTAGAACAAGAGATAAAGTAGAAAAGTTATTTGGAAAGGCTTCCAAAGCACACTTGAAACACTTACTTTCAGAAGGTGATATAACACTTGTATCTCACGACAAAGGAAAATTCGGAAGGATACTTGGAGAATTATTTGTATCTCCTGAATCAGACGAAGATTGGATGGACGAATCAGAAGGACACCAAACATTCGAAGGACAAAACAGAGTATCAGTAAATCAACAAATGATTCTAGATGCACACGCAGTTCCATATACAGGTGAAAATAAAGACCTAGTTGAGGGACAACACATGGAACATAGAAAAATTCTAATAGAAAGGGGAACTGTTACTCAAGAACAGATTGACAAAGTGTCATGATTATAACCCCTATGGATTGTTTCTACATATTCATGATAGGACTTATAGTTACAGGTTTAGTTATAATAGAAATCCAAATCCACACCTTAAAATCTACAGTCGAAAAATACATAGATGTAAGATTACACAAAGGTGAATCCCTAAAAAAACTTTCAGAAAAGTCTAAAAAACACCTTACAAAATAACCTAAATTATTGTATAATAGACTATACATTATGAGAGGTGTTATATGACAAGTATATTAAAAGACCTAATTAAGGCAAGTGGTAACGAATATGCAAATATCGTTTCCGAAGGAGTTGCCGCTGGAGACGTGGACGAGTTCATTGATACTGGTTCCCACATATTCAACGCACTTCTAAGTGGTTCACTATACGGTGGACTACCTTCAAACAAAATTACTGCAATCGCAGGGGAATCTGCAACTGGTAAAACTTATTTCGCATTAGGAATGGTTAAACAGTTTTTAGAAGACCATAAAGATTCTGCAGTATTCTACTTTGAATCTGAATCTGCAATATCGAAGGATATGATTGAATCTAGAGGAATTGATTCCTCAAGGGTTGTAATTGTACCAGTCGTTACTGTTCAACAATTCAGAAATCAAGCAATATCCATACTGGATAAGTATGCTGAATCCCCTAAATCTAAACGTCCTAAAATGATGTTTGTCTTAGATTCACTTGGTATGTTATCAACTACTAAAGAAATCGAAGATACTGCAGAAGGTAAAGAGACTAAAGATATGACAAGAGCTCAAATCACCAAAGGTGCATTCAGAGTCTTGACATTGAAATTAGGTAGAGTTGGGATTCCAATGATTGTTACAAATCACACTTATGATGTGATTGGTTCTATGTTCCCTCAGAAAGAAATGGGTGGTGGTAGTGGACTCAAGTACGCCGCTTCCTCTATTATCTTCTTATCTAAGAAGAAGGAAAAAGAGGGTACAGAGATAATTGGTAATATCATTCACTGTAAAAACGCAAAGTCAAGAATGACTGTTGAAAACAGAATGGTAGATGTTAGATTATCTTATGATAAAGGGTTGGATAGGTATTATGGGTTACTCGATATGGCACTCGCATTTAATGTGTTTACAAAAGAGGGAACTCGTGTTAAACTACCTAATGGTAAAACTGAATTTGGTAAAACCATTAACAACAATCCCGAAAAGTTCTTTACAGAAGATGTAATGGAACAACTAGAACAACACGCACAAGGATATTTTAAGTATGGAACAAGCGAGAATAGAACAGACGATACTCAAGAATCTGATTCAGAGTGATTCATTTGCACGGAAGGTGCTTCCTTTTCTAAAGGCAGAGTACTTCACCGAGACCGATGAAAAGACTGTATTTGAAGAAGTAAATACTTACTTTGACAAATATACCAAAACTCCTACGATAGAGGCACTTCTCATAAATTTGGAGAACAACACTAGTCTACAAGACGGTGTTGTAAAATCTTCTAAAACTATCGTAAAGGAAATTGGTTCACATCAAGACGAAACCCCACAAGAATGGTTAATAGACGAGGCAGAAAAATGGTGCAAAGATAGGGCTATCTACATCGCTGTCATGGACTCTATAGAGGTGCTTGATGAGAAGTCTCAAAGGTCAAGAGGTGATATACCCGAACTTTTAAAGGATGCACTTTCCGTGTCTTTTGATACACATATTGGTCATGACCAGTTAGAAGATGCAGACGAAAGGTGGGAATTTTACCATACCGAAGAGGAAAAAATCCCATTCGATTTAGAATACTTCAACAAGATTACTAAGGGTGGATTACCCAATAAAACTTTAAACATTTGTCTCGCAGGAACGGGTGTTGGTAAATCATTATTCATGTGTCATATGGGTGCAAGTCATTTAATGATGAACAAGAATGTTCTTTACATTACACTTGAAATGTCAGAAGAAAAGATTGCAGAAAGAATCGATGCAAATATTCTTAACATTCCTATTCAAGATTTGGGTGAGATAACAAAGAATCAGTTTGGTAAGAAAGTAGATAAACTTAAAAACAAGACAAAAGGTAAATTGATTGTTAAAGAATATCCTACTGCATCTGCTCATGTTGGTCATTTTAGACATTTATTGCAGGAATTAGAAATAAAGAAAGATTTTAAACCCGATGTTATCTTTGTTGACTATCTAAACATATGTGCAAGTCATAGAATTAGGCCAGGTGCTGGTGCAAACTCATATACACTTGTTAAGAGTATTGCAGAAGAGTTAAGAGGACTTGCAGTAGAGTTTGACGTACCAATTATGAGTGCGACTCAAACAACAAGAAGTGGATATGGTTCAACAGATATTGAATTGACTGATACTTCTGAATCATTTGGTCTTCCTGCAACTGCAGATTTAATGTTTGCATTGATTACTAGTGATGAATTAGAAGAGTTAGACCAGTTAGTAGTCAAACAGTTAAAGAATAGATATAACGACCCTACAATATTCAAGAGATTTGTTATTGGTATTGATAGGGCAAGAATGAAACTATATGATTGTGAACAAGAAGCACAAGAGGAGTTGGTTGATTCTGCAATAGAACAGGACGATTCAACACCAGTTTTTGATAGAGGTAGGTCTGAAAGTAAATTTGGAGATTTTAAAGTTTAGACCTAAATAGTAGTATGAAGAAGAATTTGAAATCCCGTGAAGTACTCGATGAATTACAAAGAAAAGTCGAGTTAAAAAAAGAATTACGGGACGCTAAAAAACAACATAATGAAGAAGATATAGAGAAATTATCTAAAAAAATTGATAAAATTGACTCTAAGCTATCTTCTACACCATTGCAAAAAATATAAATAAAGGTACAAACACCCAATTAGGAAACAATTATGGCAGCAACATCAGGAAATACCCACATTGAAGACGGAAAAGTATTCACACAAGCAGAGTGTGATGCCTATCAAGTATTAATAGACGATGTCCAAAGTTCATGGGACTGGATGACGGGTGTAACTCGTGATTACACTTTAAGAACGGGTACATGGAATAGTACTGCAAAAGATTATGAAAATTTTCAGGATGGTGTAACAATCAATGTTGCTGGTGCTCATGAATGGTATCCCGAATGGAGAAATGCAAATCCTGATGTAACAGAAGTATCCGCTACAGAAGGTTCACAAGCATGGGGTCAATGGGATTACTTCACTAATAGACGTTCAGACTGGGATGCAGAAGCAGCTCAAATGAAAACAGATTTAGATATTATGAAGGCAACCAAAGTAGAAATGCTTGCAACAGTAGACTAGACAACTAAAACCTATAGGAGTTTTAAAGGGGTTCTGCAGACCCCTTTTTTTATGTCTTAATGCTTGCATTTACATAAATAGTAGTGTAAACTTACAATAATAAATTGCAACAGACTAATATGGCTGGAAAGAACTTACATTTAGAACACTTAGAAGACGAAATTATTAACTACGGAATTTCGGGTGGTCGTGCATCTATCAATTTCTTAAGAGAGTTAAGAGATATGATGAAAGGTAACGCATCAGGAAGAGTTAATATGACTGTTAAGTGGGACGGAGCACCTGCAATTTGGTGTGGCCCTCACCCCGAAACAGGAAAGTTCTTTGTTGCAAAGAAATCTTTATTTACTAAAGCACAATTACACTACACTTCAGTAAAAGAGATAAATGATTCCCCCGACCTAAACGGTACACTCAAAACAAAATTCACTGAAGCATTCAATGCCTTTTCAAAAGTAGGAATGAAAGAAATCCTACAGGGTGATTTAATGTTTACTTCGGGTGAAAAGAAAAACATGAAAATGGACGGGAAAGAGTACATTACATTTCAACCGAACACAATTATGTACGCAGTCCAAAAGGATTCTAAACTAGGAAAACAGATAGATTCTGCAACACTAGGTGTAGTGTGGCATACAACATATAAAGGTTCTACAATCGATGGACTATCTGCTTCATTCGGTGCGAAACTTCCACCTGCATCGTCCAAAGTATGGCAAGATGATGCAACTTACAAAGATACTACTGGTTACGGGAATATGACTGCAAAGGAAACACTTGCACTTACACAGGCACTTACTAAAACAGGTCAATCATTTCATGGAATAACTGCAAAAGATTTAAAGAAATTTAATGACGTACAACAGGTTCTAAATTCAAAAGGGGCCGCAGGTGCATCATATAAAACATACACTAATACACTTATCAGAAGTGGTAAGTGGAATCCAAACGGAAGGGACTATCTAACTCATGTAGAAACATATTGGAAAGATAAAATTGTTGCAAAAGTTAAGATGGAAAAAACTAAAAAGATTAAAAGAGAAATTGGGGAAAACGTTATGAGAGATTTAAGGTCAATCTCTAAAATGGTAGATAACCTCGCAAAATTTCAAGGACATTTAATAGACTCTAAAAAGTTAATTATAACTGCATTAAATAGAGTAAAGAGTATTGGAACATTCGTGAAAACCGATAATGGGTTTAAAGTAGTTAATCCCGAAGGATATGTCGCAATAGACAATACAGGTTCTGCAGTAAAACTGGTCGATAGAATGGAATTTAGTCAGAACAATTTTAACGCCGCTAAGGCATGGGACAAGTAATGGACATATACGATTTAGAAATTTCAGAATCAGAATATCAAGGGAGAAAGGTTACACTTAACTCACCTTTTAGATTACCTACGGGTAGTAAAAAGAAATTTGGTGTTTATGTTAAGAACGATAAAGGTAATGTTGTAAAAGTTACATTCGGTAGTTCTTCTATGGAAATCAAAAGAGACGACCCCGAAAGGTTGAAATCATTCCGTGCAAGAATGGGTTGTGATACAGACCCAGGCCCAAAATGGAAAGCAAATTACTGGTCATGTTGGCAATGGAGAAAGAATGCAAAAGTGCAGGACGACTTTAGAATGGCAACATTTGGAGAACTATTAGACGAAACTATTCAAGTACCCATAAGTATAGGAGACGTAGTTCTAGGTGGGAAGTTCAAGAACAAAAAAATGATAGTAAAAACTATCGAGAAAAATGAAAAGGGTGATATACTATTAAATGGTAGACCACTATTAAAGTTTAGGATAATGAAACAAGATGAAAACGTTTAGACAATTTAAAGAAAATAAAGGTCAGAAGGCAGTAATAACCTTTGGACGATTTAATCCACCTACTGTTGGACACGGTAAACTTATTGATGCACTCGCAAAAGCAAGTAGTGGTGGTTATACACCTATAGTGTATATGTCTCATTCTCAAGACTCTAAAAAGAATCCTTTAGATTACAACACAAAACAAAAATGGATGAAGAAGTTTTTTGGTAGAAAAGTAAATATTATGAAATCTAACGCAAGACAAATCTTCCAAATTGTAACAGAGTTATACGCACAAGGTTATAAAGAATTACGAATGGTTGTTGGTTCAGATAGAGTTAGAGAGTTTGATACACTTATTAAAAAATACAATGGTTCTAAAGGTAAACATGGATACTATAATTTTGATTCTATTCAAATTATATCTGCAGGAGAAAGAGACCCCGATTCAGACGATTTAGTTTCAGGTATGTCTGCAAGTAAAATGAGGGCAGCCGCAGAAGAGGGAGACTTTGATTCATTCAAACTTGGTGTTGCATCTAAAAGTTTGAAAGACCAAGAAGGACTCTATAAAGAAGTAAGAAAAGGTATGGGTATCAAAGAAGAAACACTTCCTAATTATATGTTAGAAGATTTATTACAGGAAGGTGTTTACGACCCAGGCATATTCAAATGTGTTTTCTTAATGGGTGGGCCTGGTTCAGGTAAGTCAACAGTGGTTGATGCACTTGCACTTAAGGCACTAGGACTCAAAACAATTAATAGTGATACGCACTTTGAACGATATATGAAAGAGGCAGGAATGTCTATGAAAATGGTTGCAACTGGGAGTGGTACAGTAAATCCCGAAAGAGATAGACTACGTTCAAAGGCAAAAGGACTTGCAACAAAACAAATGGATATTCATGTTCCTGCAAGATTAGGATTAATCTTTGACACTACAAGTGCAAAAGCAGGTAAGATTCAGAACTATAAGAAACAGTTAGATTCATTGGGATATGAGTACAAAATGGTATTTGTTAAAACCAGTTTAGACCTCGCACAAAGACTCAATTCAATGAGACCAAGAACACTACCACCTGAGATTCTAGTAAAAGAACATGAGGCAGTAGAGAAAAATGCAGCTACATTTAAGAGAATATTCGGTAAAGACTTTATAGAAATAGTTAATGATGATGACGTTAAGTCCCTACAGAACAAAGCCTCTAAACTATATGGACATTTAATGACTTGGGTAAGTAAATTTCCAACTAATAAAGTTGCACTCGCATGGAAACAACACGAGTTAACTCGTAAAAAGAGATAAATAGATTGTATGGATATTTTAGACCAAATACTTAACGCACAAAAAGGTTCTCGTGATGATAAAGTAGAGAACTTTAAGTCTTTGTTTGCAGAAGAAGACAACGTTGCAGTTAAAGCCGCACTTGCAAAAGCAAAACAAGTCGAAGAAATGGAAAGACTTAAAGCGAAACACGAACAAGAAGTTGAAGCACTTAAGACTAGACATGAAAGAGAAAATGAAAGACTTAAAGGTGCAAAAGAAACAGAAGTTGAAAGAGATGCAATCGATAAGAAAAGAGAAGCACTCAGAAAGGCAAATGAAGAACTAGAAGA